CCGCAATGCAGGCTTCGAACAACCGAGAGGGGTATAGAGTCCGCGACGAAAAAGGTGAGTTCCGTCTTAGAAGATTTATAAACACACTGGACGACAGTTTGGACGCTAGGCAGCTTAGGGACACATACGAAAAAACAACCAGACGCAAAAACTTTTCTTTTAGGGCGGGCGAGCACGAGTATTGCCCACACGTTATAAACGTAAAGTTTTCATTTTCTTATAAAGAGTGGAATTTGGTCGGGTTTAATACCTATGTTAAGGCGGGGCACGACATTCATGAGCTGGAAATCATAGACGGTGTGTGTTTGCGCAATGATGAGCTGGTGGCCATACAGACCAATGTCGAGATAAAGAGCCCGATACCGCAAAAGGCGCTGGGGGAATATTTTGTCTTTTGCGACGGTCATTATGAGCAAAGTGGAAACATACCGACGTTGCTCAACAAGGCCGAACTGAGAGAATATCTGTACGAGAACGGCTTTTTGTGCGATGGCCAGTATATGGTTAGATGGAAAAGATCCGCCGGCGCTGGGCGGCTGGGGAAGTGCCTTTTCCTGAACTCGGTGGTTTCGGAAAGGATGGAAAGGTGGGACAAGTGTGGGCTGGACATAAACTACGGAGACCCTATTGACTTGGCCGCGTGGGAATCTTATATATCACTAAGTTTGTCAAGCATAGAGTCCACCGTTGAGATTCAGCCCGATGAAATTTTGGTTATTGACGATTACATAAGCGAGTTTGAGGACGAGGTGGTCGCTATTGAGGCGCCGGACGGTAAGCTGACGGCAGAAAAAAAGACGGTTAAAATAAAGAACGACATTTGGGACGGGCAATCTTTGATGGACGCGAGCCTGTTTAGCGAATATCCCGGCAAAGGCTCAATGGTTCTTCGCAATAGGTTTTTTAAAACATGCGCCTTCAACACCAATATACAAGAGTTTTTCCAAGACAACGACATACACTCTGTTGGTCAGCTCAACGGATTCACGCTGGCGGGCGACATATCGCGCATTAAGCTTATAACGACACCCAACAGCATAAAGTACCTAAAATTTGGCGCGCTGAGAGACTGGTTGGAAAATGCGGGCTCAACCTTCGGGGTTGTCAAAACGGAAAAGCCAACAAAGTTTTTTGAGGGAAGAATGGTGCCCATGCATTATCAGCTCTTAAACACCGTTCAGCTATCTTTTGACGAAGTTGAGGCTCTGTTAGAGCCCTCTGTCGAACACCTGCGGCTTGTCAGGAGCGACCCCGACTGGTTGCGCTACCACATTGGGTTGACGCTTGGTAACCCCCGCCAAGGCCTTCAGGCAACACCTTTGAGAACACGAAATGAAATTGTCTTTAAAATGCTGGGGGTGAATAAGGAGTTTGCCCAAACCAAGTATTACAAAGAGTTCAGGGGCAGTTTAATAAGAAGCATGGTTAAAGGCTTAAAGCGTGGGAGGGTTTTAATCCCCGGGAATTACGCCGTTTTGTTCGGGAACTGCGTCGAGATGCTTAGGTCGGCAATAGGGCTTTTTGACGGCAAGCCCGCGTTTGAGCCAAATACGGTTTGTTGCAAAAACTTTAAAGATGGCGAAAAGCTGCTGGGAAGCCGCAGCCCGCATATCACAATGGGCAACATTTTATTGGCCACCAACAGGAAAAGCATTGATGTTGACAGATATTTTAATTTAACATCAGAGATTGTTTGCGTAAACGCTATTGGAGAAAATATCCAACAAAGGCTTAACGGTGCGGATAGACTTGTTGTCCGCCTATGTAGCAATACATAGTAAAAAACTTGGTGAACTCGCACATGCGAGGTGTGGCGCCTGTGGCGCTGCTAACGGTAAAAATCTAAGGAACGCAACTTAGTTCTATGACAATACCGTGTCAAACTCGGGTGGAAACGCCCTTGAAGATGTAACGACTAAGATATACGAGCTAAGTTACAAGGTAATATGCTTATGAAATCTGTAGCTTTAGGGCGAAAACCCCTATCGCGAAGCGCCAAGCCCCTCTGCTCAAAGAGGGTGATGAGATAGTCTAAGCCCCTAATAAATATCGGGAAACCGAGGGTATCAACTGTACGATTCAGACATAATGCTTTTGACTAACCATAAAGAGCTTATTTCGGCCGCTGAGCCTAACTACGCAGGATTTTATGTTCCAACAGGGTTCGTCGAGGCAAAGAAAACGGATAGGGTTTATTCGCCTGCTGACAAGGCGGACTTAGACGTCAAGACTTCGGAGAATCTTATAGGCCAAATTGTTAACCTGTCGCAACTGCTGAACAGCCTATTTTGGCAAAGGGCGTACACGGGCGCGCCGGACGAGGACTTGCAAGAGTTGTATTTAGACACCTGTAAACTTGCAATACTGTCTTCGGTGGAAATAGACAGGGCTAAAAAAGAGATCTCCATTGACAGCAAAAAAGAAATTGCCGAAATTAGTGATAAGTATGAGATATTTGACGGCGGCAAAAGAGTCAAACCCACGTTTTTTAAAAATATAACAATTGACAATGGGTATGCCTTAAACGAAAACGTCAGATATAAAAATTTCGACACGCCCATGGACTATGTGCAGATAATTGTCGACAAGGCCAATAGTCTACAGTCACGTATGTTTAAGAGCAAAACGATATCTTTTTTAAGTATCATTAAGAAGCCCGCCGCTCTTGTCTCGGGCGGAAGTGTGAACTATCGAAAAGATAGGTGTATGGAGATTATTAGAGTCGCCCAGTCTGAAATACTACAGCTGCAAGTTGCCTACTCCAAGTACAAGAAAGAAGACAAAGACGAGAGAATGCAACTAACGGCCAAAATTACGGAAAAAACACAGGGGTGCGTTGACCAAATAATGAAGTTTGACTGGTGCGAAAACTCTTTATACCTAATGCTAAAAGAGATGGACAATAAAGACAACGCCCCTGTTCTAAGGCTGCTGTTCGACATCCTGTTCCAAACCCCCAACGACATGTTTTTCAACCTTGTAAAACAAAGCTCTGGCGTGATGTACGACGTGGTTGAGAGCAACGATGGGGACGCAAGGCTGTATGATTTTTTGTATAAAAAGGTGAAAAGCGTCCCAAATGCATACAAAAATTACATGTTTTAGCCCTATTTTTGGCGATGTTAACTTTCAAAAACACACTTGTTTTGTCCAATAATGGGACAAGTTTGGAGCCTAAAAACGACCAAATAAGAGTGCTTCACTATGGTAGAAGAGGGTGTAGATACGCCTCGCTACGCAAATATTTAGAGAATTAAGTTGGGTTTCAGCGGTCAGGACACCACTGCCGTTGGAACGGGGCGCATTAGCGCATACACCGGACGGCGGCGGGGTCGCGGTGTACCATATGGGATAAGGAGAAGTGCAGTTTGATAAATTACGAGCAGGCAAGAGAGGTTGTTAATAATAAGCTAATAAACAAAACGGAGACAAGGGACTACGAAGAGCTGAGCGAGCTTTTGTTTGGCGAAGGCAATTGCTTTAACGAGTCCTAGGTTAGAAAGCGAATGTACGGGATGCGGCGGCTGATTGAGATAATAGAGAACGATGAGCTGATTGGCGGAGCGCGGGTTCACAGGCGGATTCTTTCAGTATCAGACCTGCATGTTCCCTTCCAGTTGCCGACAGAGACTTTTGAGGAATATGTGGGGAAGGTAGATATATTACAGCTCAATGGAGACATAACTGACTGTCAAGCAATATCCAAATTCCCAAAGGCATATAGGATAAGCCCTATGGAAGAGATAATTAAGACGCGCGAATATCTGATTGATTTAATTACATACATAAGCCCCAAGAAGGTTGTTGTAACATTTGGTAATCACGACATAAGGTTTCAAAGCTATTTGTCCAAAAACTTAGACACAGACCTCTTGGAGCTAATGCCAAAAACAAGCCTTGAGTTAATAATTGTAGATGGCTTCAACCATTACGACAAAAGAAAGGGGACAAAAATTCATTATAGCCCGCTTTGCGAAGTCATAGACGGGGTTGAGATAGATTATGTCGATAACTGGCATTGCCAGATTGGGGACACGATTTTCTGTCATCCTTTTGCCTTTTCGTCTGGAATGATGAAGACCGCAGAAAAGGCCATGCAGTGGTTTAGAAACGAGGGGTATCGGTTTGAAAATTTGGTAATGTCGCACACACATCGTGTTGGCAAATATGTTGTGGGCAACACAACACTATATGAGCAAGGCTGTTGTTGCGATACAAAAGCAATGAACTACTCGGACGGAAGGCTTGTTAATTCACAAAAAGAAGGGTTTTTATACCTGTGTCAAGACTATGACGGCAAGGTTATCAAAGATAAAACCCAGCTTGTTTGTTTGAATTAAAAGGGGGGAAACACGTGTTGAATATTAAGGAGCTTAAAAAGGCATACTTTGAAAAATATGGCGAGACGCTTAAAAAGGCATACTTTGAAAAATATGGCAAGACGCTTGCCGAGGCTATAGAGAAGTGCGATTCTATTTTTGATTTAGCGTCCGACATTATGTTCGATTTCTATTGCGACGAGCTTGGAGGTGATGAGGGGTGTTAAGCGCAACAGAGTTTGCAAGACTATACTCCGAGACCTACGGGGTTACGATAAAAGACGCAACAACTTATTGCGATTCGGTTTTCACGCTTCTTGGCAAGACGCTGTATGAGGACAGGAAGGGTGTCGGTATTTATGGGTTTGGTTCATTCACCCCGACAGTTACTGCGCCAAGACGTAACAAGCACCCCGTGACGGGAGAAATTACGATTATACAGCCCAAGAACATTGTTAAGTTTCGGCAGGCTGGCAAAACGATAAGTTAAAAATTTTTGTCAACTGAGCCTCTTGCAAAAGGGCGGCGAGAACCCCACTTGTTGGGGTTCTCGTATTTTGTTGCAAATGCAACGCCTCAGACAAACGGATTGAAAGGAAAAGATATGAGAGGTGTGTATATGCAAATAAAAAAACTAAAACCTATAACCCCTGAAAAGTGGGGCGAAGTAAACGAGCTAAATAGACAGATGGTCGAGGATTTTTTGGCGGACTCTACTGAGCTAAGTGCGGCGAGCATAAAAAGCTACAGATCAAACTTAATGATATTTTTTGTATGGTGTTACGAGCATTTAAACAACAAGAGTTTCGCTGAGATTAGAAGTCTGGATTTCAAAAGATTTGTCAACTGGATGTCGGAAAGAAAGTGTAGCTCTGCCGATATCAGGGCCAAAAAATCGAGTGTATCGTCGTTTTTTACATATATTGAGACATATTACATGGATGATTATCCTAGCTTTAGAAACCCAATAAATAAGTCAATAAAGCTACCATCTATGAACGCGAGGGTTGAGAAAGAACCTCTTACGATAGCCGAGTTTGACAACCTAGTAAGCGTGTTAGAGGAAAGAAAAGAGTATGCCAAGATTGCATACCTGCTTTTTGCGCTTGAAACAGGGGCGAGAAAAGGCGAGATAAGACAGCTGCTCAAAAACGCGGTTGATATCGCACCGAAAATCAGCTCAAACGGAGCTCCAATGTACGAAACACCGGTAATCCGTGCTAAAGGACGAGGGAAAGAAGGTAAGCCACGAACATTTATCTTTGGGCAAAAAACCATGGACGCTTTTAAAAGATGGGTAGATACGAGAGACGATGACTGTGAATATATGTTTATACAGACAGTTGGGGGCAAAACAAAACAAGCGTCTCCTACATTTTTTAACAACTGGCACGACTCAGATTTTGATAAAATTGTCGGACGAAAGACATGGCCGCATCTTTTAAGAAGCTCGAGGGCAACCCAGCTGTCAGAAGAGATGAACGTTGACATCAAGCGTATCAGCAAACTTCTAGGGCACTCAAACACACAGATAACAGAAGTATATATTAAACGGCAAGAAAATGATAGTGTAGAGGATTTACTTCTGTAAAGTTTCAAGAAAAACAAAAAAAGATATGCCTTGTGGCGTGGAGGAAAAATGTCAAACAAAAAAACGCCCAACAAGGGCAACAAAGCTACGGGTTATGCCTGCACCTGCTGCGGGGTTGAGTATAGGGCACAAAAAGGCAACTTCTTTTCAACAAAGTCAGAGCTCTACAAAGGAAACAGTTACTATATAACTATATGCAGGAATTGCGCCGAAGAGTATTTCAAAAAACTCATCGGCTTTTTTAATGGCGATATCGAGAGAGCAATAAAGCGCTGTTGCCAACTTTTTGACTGGCCTTACAGCGAGAGGCTGTTGGCGGCCACCAAAGACATAACGTCGGAGACAAGTCGCATTGCTCAGTATCCGTCTAAAATGAATATGGCGCAATATCAAGCCATAGGCGACTCTTATCTTGATACTGTAAATGTGATAACAAGCTCTGTCCCCGAGGGGGCTCAGCCGGATGTTTTAGCCGAAGACTGCGAGTACAGGGATTATGTCGCAGATAAAGAAGTGATAAGATTCTTTGGTGCGGGACATGAAAACTTAGATTATAAGTTCCTCCAAGATGAATACAACGAGTGGGTAGCCCAAAATATTGATGAATTTACAAAAGAGCAGAAAGAGATTGTCAAAAACATTTGCATCGCACAGCTAATACTTAGAAAGGTAACGCTTGGCGGGGACATAAAAGAAATAGCCAGTGCCACCAAAACGCTTCAAGATTTGATGAAAACGGGCGGCTTTAAGCCCAAAGAAAAAAGAGAAGTGCTGGGCGACCAAGCCCTTTTGGGGATGCTCGCAAAAAAGATTGAAAGCGAACGCCCGATTGCAAGAAAACTGCCCGAATACGAGGATGTAGACGGAATAGAGCGCGAAATAAAAACAATCTTTTTGGGACATTTTTGTAATTTGGTTCATGAAGAAATTCCCGACAAAGAGATGTATGAAGATGAAATAGAAAAATATTCGGTCAAGGCTCCTGTCGTAGGGGGCGGTGCTGATGGGTAAAATAAAAGAGGTTAGACACAGCGGGACAGATGCCCTTTTAGAGGGCGCAGAGCACTGGCTGAGTTTTTATAGGCAAAATCCTCACAGGTGTGCGAGAGATTATTTGGGACTAAACCTTCGCAGATTTCAGGAAATTATTCTTTGCATGATGTTTAGGTACAACAACTTTATATATCTGGCTGGACGAGGCGTGGGAAAAACGTGGTTGCTCGCAGTTTTCGCAAGTATTTATTCTGTTCTATACCCCGGCGCCGTTATTAGGGTTGCAGCAAAAACACGGGGGCAGGCAGCAGAGCTCATAGATAAAATTAAAAAAGACCTTTTTGATTCGTCTCCATATCTACGAATGGAGGTGGAAGAGGTGAAGGATAACCCGAGCGAGTGTTATATTTTGTTTAAAAACGGCTCTTTAATAGACGTGGTTACTTCAAGCCAAACCTCGAGGGGCAAAAGGGCTCATATATTAATTGTCGACGAATACAGAATGGTGAGCAAGGTAATTATAGACACGGTTCTTGAAAACTTCCTTAAAGACCCAAGGCAACCGGGCTTTATCAACAAACCGGAGTATAAAAACGAGCCAGCGGAGCGAACAAAAATAATATATTCTAGCTCGGCGTGGTTTGAGCAGCACTTTTCATACAGACTGGTTCAAGACTTTAAAGATAAAATGTCTGAGGGTGGCGATTATTTTGCTTGTGCTATGCCTTATCAAATAGCGGTAAAAGAAAATCTCGTCGACGTGGCGCGTTTGCAGAAACAGGTTGAGTCTTCGGACTTTGACGCTGTGAGTTGGCGAATGGAAAACGAATGTTTATTCTTTGGAGAGGGAGACGGGAGCTTGTTTTCCTATGGGGATATAGACAAAAACCGAAAGCTCAGATTTCCGTGGTACCCTAATCGACCAGAGTTTAAGGTTTTAGACGCGCGCTGTAAGATACCCGAAAAGAAACTCGATGAAATACGAATTTTATCGGCGGACATTGCGCTTATGGCCAGCACAAAGTTCAAAAACGACGCCAGCTCTTTGTTCGTAACCCAGATGACAAGACAAGCAAGTGGCAGGTACATAAAAAAGGTCGTATACACAGAAAACAACGAGGGTTTAAGAACCGATGTTCAAGCTTTAAATATTCGAAGGTTATACGAAGATTTCAACTGTGACTATATTTGCATTGACTGCAAAGGAGCTGGGCTTAGCGTCGCAGACCTCCTAATGTCCGACATGACAGATCCAAACACGGGAGAAGAGTACGGGGCTTTGTCTTGTTATAATAACGAAGACATTGCCAGGAGATGCATGGTCAGCAACGCTCCAAAGAAAATATGGGCAATACAGGGAAGCGAAAACTTTAACTCGCAATGTACCCTTCGGCTTAAAGACGCTTTTCGGACTGGGGAAATCAGGCTATTAGTTTCTAGGCTTGATGTCGATGAGGCGGTTTCCGAAATGAAGGGCTTCGAAAAGCTTAACATAGAGGAGGCGACCAACTTAAAGCTCCCGTATTATAACACAGAGTTATTGATAAGCGAGCTGGTAAATCTTGACTACGAGGTTAAGGGGAACAGCATTAAGGTTAAAGAAAAATCCGGCTCAAGAAAAGACAGGTACTCCAGTCTTTCTTATAATATTTACGTTGCGAAAGAAATTGAGCGGGAGTTAAACAGAAAGCGGTCAAAAAACACAAGTGGCAGTCTACTAAATCTCCCGTTTAGACAGCCACTAATTAAAACAAGACGATGAAAGGAGGTGTATCAGCTTGGAAAGCAAGAAAGAAGAGGCATTGGACGAAAAAATATTACAGCGGCTTGACGAAATAGCTAAAACGTATAACGGCAAGAATTTTGACATACAGGCAGAGTTTGCAAAAGCGCTTACGCGGCAGGTTGTGTTTAACCCAAGCCAAAGAATCGGCGCCTCCCCAACCTTTTCAAAATATTCAAGAGACCAAATCATAAAATGGCTTCAGAATCCCGAGTCAAACGAAAGAAGCCTGCGGAATGCATCGATATATTTGTATCTCTCGTCAATGCACTACCAAAGGCTACTTGCATATTATGCGGGCTTACCGCTATGGCAGTATGTTCTGTTCCCTAAGATTTTGGGGAACGATAGAAACATTGACGCTATAAAAAAACAGTATTTTAAAGTTGCCGACACGGTAAAGGCAATGTCTATTCCGCAGACGGGGCTAATTATAGCCACATCGGTTTTAAGAGATGGTGTGTTTTTCGGCGTGCGGTGGCTTGGCAAAGGGGCCTCATTTATTCAAAGACTAAATCCTGATATTTGCAAAATTGCATACATACAAGAGGGGACTCCTCTCTTTAAAGTGGATATGTCAAAAATAAGCGAGGCACAACTCGAGTTTTATCCAGAAGAGTTTAGAAGCATGTTCAACGCTTCTAAAGCGGGCGGTAATGCTAAGTGGCAAGAAGTTCCGTCTGAAATTTCAGTCTGCGTGAAGTTCGACCTAAGCACTATTGAGTATTCAATACCGCCTTTTGCGGCGGTACTGCCGGGGCTTTATAAAATAGCTGACGCTGAGGATAGACACGACGTATCCGCCGATCAGAAAAACATTAAGATGATCTTCGGGAAAGCGCCCTTAAAAGAAGACGGCAGTCCAGCGATGGAGTGGGATGTGTTTTTGCAATACTATATGCATCTTGCAAATCAGCTCCCAGACGGAATTGGTTTCGGCGCAAGCCCCTTCAACATTGAGGCTATTGACTTTAACAAAAGCGGTGTTACGGGCGAAATTGACGATATAGCAAGGACTACCGACAACTTTTGGTCATCTGCGGGCACCTCACCTATACTACATGGCGCAAGCAATAGTGCCGCGGGCAGCATGAAGCTAGTCATCAAGTCCGACGAGTCATTTATTGAAACCATAGTGAAGCAAATAGAAAGGGTTGTAAATGCGTACTTAGAAACCGAGATCGGCGGTAAGGTTGTGTTCAACATACAGATATTGCCCACAACTATCTTTAATCTTGATGAATATATCTCGAGATATAAAGAGGGCGCAACGCTCGGTATTGGCAAGCTGTTTTATATGGCGGCGTTAGGCATATCTCAAATAGACTTTGACGGGATGAACTTTATAGAAAAAGAGGTTCTAAATCTTGATGAAAACCTACGGCCTTTAAAGAGTGCGTATAACACA